GACGGGTACGGGTACGGGTGCGGGTACGGGAACGGGTACGGGTACGGGAACGGGAACGGGAACGGGTACGGGTACGGGAACGGGTGCGGGTACGGGTACGGGTACGGGTACGGGTAATTAACTCTTGACAAGGGCGGCGGAAGTGATAAAATCGGGCAACTTTGACAACCCACGGAGAGGCGCCCCAGGAGAACCGGGTAGGTCTGGCAACGAAGCGCCCATTAGTGAAAGCCGAACCCGGACGTAAAACAATTTCATATTTAACAGGTCGGCTGCACCCGGCTAGTTTAGAGAATCCTTTACGCTGGCAATGCCAGATAAGGACAACAGCCCGTTTCAAGGTGTGCAGACCTTGGAGCGGGTTTTGTTGTTTTCTGATCACTTTTATACCCCTGGAGGGGTCATGGCAGGAGAGAAAAACTATTTTTTTAGAGTTAATCCTAACGAAGTATTTGGTGCGGTTATTTTTGCCGAAAACAAGGAACAGTGGTTTTTGCAATTCTTCAGAGACCTCCAAAAAGATGATGCTGAAACAGCGGTGATTCCTTTGGCCGCAGAAATCATAAAAGAAGCCCATTATTTCAGAAAAAAGAAGGGCATAGCGGGTAAAATCAGCGCCGAGCGCAGAGCAACACAACGTCAACACAATTCAACAGGTGTTGAACAGGTGTTGATGGATGTTATAACAAACGGTCAACAAACGTCAACCAATAGCAGTAGCAGTAGCAGTAGCAGTAGCAGTAGCAGTACAGAAACACATAAACCTAAAAAGAAAGAATCTAAGTCAAAAGATTTGGTCGTTTCACTCCCTGATTGGTTGCCAAAAGAATCATGGGTGGCATATCTTAAAATGAGGATCAGCATCAAAAAACCGCTTCAGGAAGATTCCTATAAAATTGCCTTTGCCAAGCTCAAAAAATTGAAGGATCTAGGACATGATCCGCAAGATGTTTTAGATCAATCGTCATTTAACAGCTGGCAGGGACTTTTCGAAATAAAAGCGGAGTTTAAGAAAGCACAACCAGAACGTTTTTTATCAGCCGCTGAACGACGGACCCAATCCAATAAAGATGCCAGTGAGAGAGTAAGGAGGATGCTTGATGAACAGGACGCCACAAGACAGGAAGGAGAGATTCAACCTGCTCTACAAGCTGGGGGAGTCTCTAGGGGAAACAATGCCGGATGTGAGGCAGCTATCATATTACGAGGCCCTGGATGACATTTCCACAGCCGCCCTGCAATACGGCATTAACGAGTCGATTAAACTCTGCCACTATTTTCCTAAGCCGGCAGATATTCGGGAACACGCCATGATGTACCGCGAACCCCAGAGGTTGAGTATCGAAAATCAGTTACCTGAGATTACGGATGAACAGGCGGCTAAAAACCTAAGAGAGTTAAACAATTTTCTTTCATTCACCGAGGAAAAATTGAAGGAATGGAGGAATTCATGCGTGAAGTAAAATGTCCAAAATGCAAGCTCGGTTACATGGTTTATGAGAAACGGCGGACAAACTCAATAACATGGTCATGGTTGGTTTGTGATAAATGCGGCCATGATGAACGACTTAAAGATGAAATCTAAATACTGCATCCAGATACCACCTGAACGCGAAGACCTGAAATGTAACGGATGTGGAGAATGCGCCATGACTGAGACACAAGGAGGGGACATGAACTTGCAAGAGATTTTAAAGCCTGTTTTGCCGCTGGGGAAATTCTGGACGCACTCAATCACGGCGGTCAGCGGATGCACAAAAATATCACCTGGCTGTCAGAATTGTTGGGCCGAAGCAATGCAAATGAGGTTCAACGGCGGCGCTCAGTTTGATGGCACGGTCAGGGAAAACCCCGAGCGACTGGCACAGATTCTGCCGAAGTCGAATCGAAGAGCCCCGCGAGTGTGGACGTACTGGAATGATATTTTTCATGAGGGGGTAAGCATCGAATTTCAGTTACGGCTTTTTAACATAATTATCGAATCAAACGATTACCATATTATTTGCACGAAGCGGCCAAACGTGGCGGTTAATTTTGTCAAATCCAACATGCCAATACCGCTCAAAAACGTCATTATTCTTGTGACCATGGAGGACCAACAGCGGGCGGATGATCGAATGCCATTCGCAAACAAACTGCTTGGACTTGGCTGGAATGTGGGTGCGCTGGTTGAACCAATGTTAGGTCAGGTTGATCTATGGGAAGGGATATGGGATTGCACCGGGAATTTCCGTACTCACGGCGGGAAACGTCAGTTTGAGATGGTCAGGAAAGAACATCATCTTTCTTGGATCATCTGCGGCCCAGAAAACGGACACGGCAAGCGACCCTTTGACCAAGCATGGGCAATGCGGTTGCAGACACAGGCAAAGCAGGCGAGGGTTCCTTTTCTATACAAAGCGGGGCTCCTGAACGGCAAATATTACCACGAAGTACCGGCGATATAACCGCAAGCGCGGGGAATGGAGGGGGAGAGGAAATGATGAATTGTGAAATATGCGATAAAGAGATAGGTATTCGTGGTGGATGTGAACATTATGTCAGACAACCAGATGGCCAATATGCAAAGCCCAGCCAGCCCCCTGCGCCGGATGACAATATCTGCAATTGGTATCAGGAGGGGATAGACAGCGATTGGTGGGGAACTAGTTGCGCCCAAGCTTTTATCCTTAATGACGGCACGCCAGCAGAAAACGACTTTCATTTCTGCCCGTACTGCGGCAAAAGACTCACAGAAACCCCATATAGCGAAGAATCTGACAGCCTATAACCCACACAGGAGGGATGAACATGAACATAACTGAGGACTCAAGCCAACATGAAATAAGGGCAGGGTATCGTGAAGAAATAGACCGTCTCACCCATGAGAACGCCGAACTTGCCGATCTGAAGGCGATCCCCGCGAACAAGGGGGCCGGATTCTACGCCGAAAAACTCCGGGCCGCGACCGCCGAGATGTTGGAATTAAAAGCTGAGCGGGAGGGTTTTGCAGAGCTTGAGCGGTCATATAGTCGCCAGCTTGGAAGAATGGCCCAACTGTCCGACATTGTTTGCAGCCATATTTTAGGGCAAGATAACCCGGATTCGGACAGCCAGAGAATTAGAGACGCAGCTACCGAAATAATGGAATATGTCGAAGCAGTCAGACCACCAACCCCATAACCCGCCCCTCATCCCGCCAAAAGGGGGAGCCGCTAAGCTCCCCCTTTTCCTACTTCGTAAACCACGCCCAGACAAATATCACCGCGGCGATTACGATAAGCCAGTTTTGCGACTCAGCGGACATGGGTAGCCTCCACGGGTATCATATGCCCCGCCCGGTCCCGTTCGCATCCGTCAATCAACATGCCGATTATCAGGAGTACTGCAATCAGGGTTAGTAGGAGCTTATCAGACATGGCAATCCTCCTTGATGGTGTACCATTCAAAGCCGCCGCACTTTGGGCAAACGCCGGTGGTGTGCCCGTGCCCGGTCTCACCGGAGATAAAATAGGCCATGATATCAAACGGAGAAAATGGAGTGGCCTTAAATTCTGGACGGTCGCAATCGCAATGTATTTTACGGATTTGTCCCGATGCCCCATTAGAACTGATCACCCGCGCATACCCTGCAGGGATAACCTCTTTGCCGGTAATGGCCTTGACATCATCCCGCCAGCCCTGCCGGATCTCGGCAAGCTGATCATCTATCGCGCTGGGGATGTAAGGCTTTTGCCGGGCATAGTATGCCGCCGCCTGTCCAGGCAATTCATATTCTACGGCCCACAATAGCGCACGATCAGCCGTGGACTGTCTTGCACAACCAGATGTTTCAGCCTTTACCCGTTCACGGATTATAGCGGCATAGTTTTCAGGGCCGCCCCAGTTAAAAGCGCAGATGCCTATGTTCTTCGCTAGACCCCTACTCATGTTGTAACCCCCTTAATAGGTTTGTTGTTATAAGTCACGGGAACAGATATGGTTGAAGCCCATCCGTTCGCCACATCGGCCCGCGCCTTGTCCACACACCCCTTGTGCAGGGTGCGCTCATGGCCGTCAATAACCGCAAGGGCGTGATGATTGCCCCAGAGCTTGCGGCCACAATGCCAGCAAAATCTTACGTTCATCTCAACGCCCCCTATATCAGGTAACTACGGATGATTATAGATTGTGCGGCCCTTTCGGCGGCCCATGCGGCCCATGTGGCGGCCCCTGCTGCGGCCCCTGCGGCCCCTCCGGCGGCCCTTGCGGCCCATGTGGCGGCCCCTGCGGCGGCCCTTTCGGCGGCCCCTGCTGCGGCCCCTGCGGCCCCTGCGGCGGCCCATGTGGCGGCCCCTGCGGCGTCCCGTGCGGCGGCCCCTGCGGCGGCCCATGTGGCGGCCCCTGCGGCGTCCCGTGCGGCGGCCCCTGCGGCGTCCCGTGCGGCGGCCCCTGCGGCGTCCCGTGCGGCGTCCCCTGCGGCCCCTGCGGCGTCCCGTGCGGCGGCCCGTTCATCAGCAGTGGCTTGTCCATCGGCAAATCTGCGCGCAACGGCGATAGCGTCCCGAGGGCGGGAGTCGTTAGGCCGCAACGTCTCGAAAACAGACAACACCGATTCCGCACAATCGCAGGCAATGTACCTGGCAATACGATCACGATCTGGATGGTCAACGGCGCGAAGGGACCACAGACAATCGTCAACGCCATTGCTGTCCAGGATTTGCAGTAGATTGATCGGAGTGTAGCGGCCATATCTGGTTATACCGCCGAGCGAGACAGCAAGTTTTTTGTAGCCTGACTCGCAAGCCCCCGCTCTTTTCAGTTTTGTAAATGTGGTTGTAAAAGTTACCTCTTCCATTGTTCCCCCCTTCCCGGTCTCAGAGCGCCGGGGGCTCGTTATTTGTTCCAGTCGCGTGATTTGCATTCCGGACAGGCTTTCGGATGCTCTTTCCTGGCCTCCCATTCGTAGCCGCATTTTTTGCATTTGCAGATCATAAAAACCTTTCTGCCGGGATATGCCGCCCGGCTCGGCGTGGAGTTAGTTGCAGAGGATGATTGTAGCGCGAGGCTCGAACTGTGTGATAATCCAGTCTTGTTGAACGCGGTTATTGAGGCCGACGGAGTAATCGCCACCCCGCTTGATTACGTTGTCGATCGCCTTATTTACTGCCAGGTAACGGTCCATACTTGCGTCCAGTTTGCTATCGACCATCAAAAATATCTTGCTCATGGCATCCCCCTTTGTTTTGTCCTTCACTATGATTTAATATTACTACTATCATTATCAAGAGTCAATCAAAATAACAAAATAATTGCACCCCAGCAAATAAAGTGTTAAACTACCGGCGTTCAATGTATTTCAGGAGGAGACCGTGGCAGAGTGGCAAGCAGCTCAAGACCTGGAAGAGATCGCCCGGAAACTCATAGCGAAGTTCGAGAGCGTTTCGCACATTGAGCTGGGAGAGGTCCTATTTCTCAGGGAGCTGGAGTTAAAGCCCCCCTCAAAGCTGGCGGCCTGCTACATCTTCAACGACGACCCCATTACCTACCTCACCGATAAAAAATACTGCATTGTGGTCTACGACCAAAATACCGATTGCATGAGCCCCACACAAACGGCCTGGCTCATTCTCCATGAACTGAAACACATCCCGGCGCTCGGCAAGGCGGCGAAACCCCACAACGTCGAGGACTTCAGGAGCGTACTCACGGCGGCCGGCATCGGTTGGGCAGATCAAGGGGCGGAAGTACCGGACCTGTTTGCGGAGGAATACAATGGCATCCAATAAGCGCAAGGCGGACAACAAGGTTGAAATGGTAACCCTGTACTGCTCGGCGTGCTATGCGATGCACGGGACATTCCTACCGAAAGAGGCTCCGAAGTCTTACGTCTGTCACAACTGCGGGGTAGGGCAGAAACACCAACAGGCTGAAACGGTACCCTTCGCCAAGAAGCGGAACCGCCCGTTAGGATTCTGGTCATGAGTGAGGAGAAAACGACACAGGGAGACCAACAAAAAGCAACCGAGGGCGAAAAGCCTTGGATGCCCACAAGGTTGCAAGAATCCCTGCTAATGGTTATCCTCGACCCCGCCAACCGCCTTAAGAGCGTGGCCGACCTCTGCGCCCTCGCTGAATGTTCCCGAGATGTATATTTTGATGCGTTCAAAAACTCTAAATTCATGGAGCATTATTACGCCGAGAGTATACAACTCACCCGCAGGGCTGTTGCGCCTGTTGTAAACGCCTCCGTCCGAGAGGCCAAGCGCGGCAACCACAATCACACCAAAATTGTCCTGGGTATGGCCGGCGCATACCACGAACGGCACGAACTGACCGGCGCGAACGGCTCACCTCTGGGCGGTGTACCAGCGGGGACCATGCCTCCCCTGGAACTGGCAAACCGGATAGCGGCGATCATTCGTGCGGCCCAAGCTCGCAAAGCGGAGGCTACGAATGGGAGCCCTTGACGCCCTCGTTGATCTGATCGGCTATATGACCACCGAGGAGGTTGCGGAGCTGGAAGAGATCACGACCGCTTACACGCCCGTGTGGTGTCCGCTGCCTGGTCCGCAACTCCGGGCCTACGAGTCCGAGGCTGATGTTCTCTTCTACGGAGGTGCGGCTGGTGGAGGCAAGAGCGACATGCTCATTGGTACAGCCCTGACCCAACACAAGAGGTCGATCATCTTCCGGCGCGTCGGGACCGAGCTACAGGCGATCACTGACCGCATGGGCGAGATACTGGGCTCCGACAAGGGATACAACGGCCAGAAGAACATTTGGAAGCTGCCAGGGCGCCAAGTGGAGTTCGGTGCTACGCCCACCGTGGGAGACGAAAAGAAGTACCAAGGGCGCCCCCACGATTTGAAGTGCTTCGACGAAATCACCAACTTCATGGAGTCACAGTTCAGGTTTTTAATCACCTGGATGCGTACAACAATCAAAGGCCAGCGCTGCCGGGTGATCTGCACCGGCAACCCGCCGGTGGATTCAGACGGCGAATGGGTGGTCAACTACTGGGCTCCGTGGCTCGATCCCCTGCACCCCAACCCCGCAAAAGAGGGCGAACTGCGCTGGTATGTCGCGGTAGACGGCAAAGATATTGAAGTCCCCGACAACTCGCCCTATCCCGACCCCGAGAAAGACGGGAAATTTCTCACTCCTCAATCGCGGACGTTCATACGCTCCAAGGTCACAGACAACGATTTCCTGATGGAGACCGGCTATGAGGCCACACTTCAGATGCTCCCCGAGCCCCTGCGCTCTCAGATGCTCAACGGAGACTTCGCCGCGGGCAAAGAGGAGAACGTCTGGCAGGTCATCCCTTCGGCATGGGTAGAAGCCGCACAAGCCCGGTGGTCAGAGCACGGCAAGCAGACCCCCATGGATTCCATAGGCGAGGACGTTGCAAGGGGCGGGAAGTGCGAGACGGTCATCTCAAGGCGTCATGGTGTGTGGTTCGACAAACTGCTCTGCTACCCTGGGGCGGCGACACCGGACGGGCCGAGTGCTGGGGCTGTGGCACTGGCTGCGGTGCGTGACGGGGCACCTATCCACGTTGACGTTATCGGGGTGGGGACAAGCCCGTACGATCACCTGGTGGGCGTTGGTGCTCATGCTGTGCCTATCAACGGTGCTGAGTCAGCACAAGCGGATATTGACAAGACCGGCCAACTCAGATTCTACAACAAACGCGCCCTGCTCTGGTGGAAGATGAGGGAGCGGCTGGACCCATCGACGGTTCCTCCGTGCTCATTACCGCCCGGCCAGGATATCAAGGCCGATCTCTGCGCCCCTCGATGGGCTTTGAAGGCAGGGAAGATCCTCGTTGAGAGCAAAGACGAGCTGGTGGGGCGGCTGGGACGATCTCCTGACAAGGGCGATGCAATCGTGTACGGCAACGTGGAGACGCCCAAGCGTGTGGCCTGCGGGGAAAACTGGCGCAACAAGGCGAAGAAAGGCTAGCGGTGGTGCTCGACCATTGCAAATGTCCGCACTGCCACGACTATCACCTAACGAGCAGACCACAACAGGAGGCATGACCATGGAGATGCAAGCGGTGGACAGCAGCGCAATTGCCAAGATGGGGTTCGACCCCGGGGGAGGTATCATGCGGGTGGAGTTCAGCTCCGGCGACGTGTGGGAGTACGACTGCGATCAAGGGACCTACAACAGCATCGTGTACGCCAACAGCATCGGCAAGGCGTTCCACCGGGCGAACATCGGCAAGGGGAGGCGGGTTGGCCTCGCTCCTGATGGACATGGAGATGGAGATGGTTGACCAATGACCTCTGCCCGCCCCCACATCCTGAAGGTCGAGCGAAGAAAAAAAGCTACTGATTGGGATAAAATACTTGACTTCCTTGTGGAACAGGGAATAATTGACGCTGATTTCACCGGAGACCTTTGCTTGGAGTTCAACCAGGGCGGGGTGTCACGGTGCCGCAAGGCAGAAACAATTAAGTAATACCCGGTAGCTGTCCCATTCCCGGCACCGCCGGAACAATGAGAGGCCCCATTTAGCGCATAGACGCTGGTGGGGCCTTTTTCTTTTACGCCAGGAGGCTCTTACATGCTGCACCTGATCAAAGAACGACAGCCAGGCTACAACATTTTCCTCGGGGTGGGGTCCTCAGTGCCTCAGTGCCTGTTCCGGCTGCATGAGATGGTCAAGGCCGTGGAGGACCGGTTCACCGTGGATATCAAATCGATGACGCTCAAATACGGTGAGGACGACGACCGCGACAACGTGTACGCCATCCAGGTGTGCGACCTGGTGGTCCGCCAACCCAAGACCGGCAAGAGGGTGTAGCCATGGCCCACATCAACCACCTTGGAGACCTGAAGCGGGAATTGCACCACATCAAAACCATCGACGGCGACGAGTTCAACGGCCGGCCAAAATACGAGCCCTGCATGGTTCTGCTGAAGAATAGCCTTATGGGCCGTAGCTTCATGATTCCCCTGTCCGCCATGTGGAAGTACATTGAACCAAAGGACAACCGGGACGCCCGTATGATGGACCGCCAGGACTTCGACCTGCTTGCCGCCCCGGTACTATTCAAAAAAAGAATGCGCCTGCCTGCCGCACAGTGGGCGGACGACGCCGCAGCGATCATGATGGCCGAAGATATGAACATCAAATCCGGGTTTCTCCTCTGCACGGCATACAACCTAGTCAAATGTTGCCAGATGCTGAATATCACCGTATCCGGCCCGGCGCTGTCACAGCTTTTGATGTTTATCCAGGACGGACTGACCGGCCTGCGCACCATGAGGTTGCCACAGGCCGAGTCAAAGCAAGAGATCGGGGAACTGACAATCAACCTCAACGACAAAATATCCCACGTCCCATTGGCACTCACCGAGACAGAACAGATGGGAGTTCTGTAGCCCGTGGCATCCTTCGACGCCATATCGTCAGAAGCGGACGAACTGAGAGACAAAGTCATAACCGGCAAGTCGGGCGACAAGCGGCTGGACTCCGAGTTCTGGCAGAACCGTCTCCAAGAGCTGATGAGATTCCGCTACCAGGCGAGGACTGCTCACGCCGATAACCGCCGCGAACAGGCGATTGATGAGGACTATTACGATAACATCCAGTACACCGACGCACAACTGGCGATATTGGATGAGCGCGACCAAGACGCCCGAACCTGGAACATCGTTAAGAACATCTGCAACTGGATCATCGGCACCGAGCGCAAGATGCGCGTTGATTACAAGGTGCTGCCGAAGAAAAAAGAACACGCCGAATCGGCCAAGGCTAAGACCAAGGCCATGAAATTTGTATCAGATGATTCCCGAGCCGAGTACTGCCTGTCAACGGCGTTCACCGACTCCGTCAAGGCCGGTATCGGCTGGATTGAGGAAGGCATCCGCGACGATGAAAGCAAAGAGCCGCTGTACGTCCGCACCGAAGACTGGCGCAACATGTGGTTTGACCATCTGGGGAAGGCTCCTGACTGCTCCGACTGGCGCTATGTGATCCGTGAGAAGTGGCTGGACCTGGACGTTGCACAGGCCATGTTTCCCGACCGTGCCGACGACCTTGAAGTCATCGCGCAAAGCGTTAATTCGATGTATCCGTACTGCCCCGACGACATTATCCTCGATGATCCCGCCGCCTACGACATGGAAAATCAATTCGACGACCTGACCGGCGGGGTTGCAAGCGGGTATCGCCTGCGAGTGAAGATCGTCGAGATGTGGTATCGGTTCCCAGAGGAGTGCAAGACTCTGAGGATATCCGGAGATATCCCCTACGGTTCCGTTGATAACGTGATCTACCGCAAGGGTGACGACGTCCATGAATTCCTGGTCGGCAACGGCTATGCGACGCTCGTTGACAGCAAAAAGATGCAGGTCCGGTGCGCTATGTGGTGTAGTGCAACCTACCTCCAGGACGAGCCCAGCCCGTTCAACCATGACCGATTCCCATTTGTCCCTATGTTCTGCTACCGCCGCAAGCGGGACGGTATGCCCTACGGGATCATCCGGGATATCAGGAGTCCCCAGGACGCGATCAACGCGCACAAGAGCCGGATTGAGTTCCTGCTGGCCGCCGATAAGGTGATTTTGGAGAAGGGCGCCGTTGACGATCCCCTAAAATTCCACGAAGAGTACATGCGGCCTGACTGCGTGGCTATCGTCAACTCCAACTCCATTGCAAAAATCAAGGTTATCGAAGGTTCCACTCAGATATCCGGCCACGTCGAAGAAGTCCAAGACTCCATGCGGTTTGTGCAGTCCATCTCCGGAGTCAACGACCCGCTCAAAGGTCAGACAAAGGGCGAGCTGTCCGGCAAGGCTATCGGCCTGCTGCAAAATCAGGGGATGACAACCAGCGGGATACCGTTCGATAACTATTATGAGGCGTTCCAACTCGCCGGCGAGATCCGGCTGTCGAACATTGAGCAGTTCTACAACACCGAGAAGAGCATCCGAATTGTCGGTAGCCAGAATAAGCACGATTTCGTGGAACTGAACCAGTACGACCCCCAACAGGGGCGCGTGGTCAACTCCATCACCGAGGCGAAGGCTGATTTTGCCGTCTCCAAACAGGATTACCGCGAGACAGTGCGACAGGCCATGATGATCTCCTTTGGTGAGACCCTGACCGAGCTGTCCCGCACCGGAGGTAAAGCCGCAGAGGTGGTCTTCTCCCTCCTAGATATCTGGGTTGATATGATGGACGACCTCCCCATGAAGGATGAGGCCGTCAAGCGGATCAGGAAGATCAACGGGCAGGAAGGCCCAGACGAAGAACTGAGCCCCGAGGAGAAACAGCGACGTATGCAGGCCATGCAGGCCAAAGAACAGCAGAACCAGGAAATGCAGCAGTTCCAGATGGAGATGCTGGCGCTTGATAAGAGAATCAAGGAGGCCGAAGCGAGCAATAAAGAAGCCGACGCCCAGGCGAAGACCACCAAGGCCCTGCTCTCGTCCGTGGAAGCCTCTGGCAAACGAATTGAATCTTTCATCCGGGCCATGGAGGCCGCGGGCATGGTGTCGGTAGCCCCGCAGATCGTCAACGGCGCCGACCAGATCATTCACGATGCCGACGTAATTGGAGATGACCACCTACCACATAAGCAACTGTTACAGCAGCCCATAAATCAGCAGCCGGGAGGCCAGAATGTCCAGTCCAATCAAGGGTAACTGGGAAGATCATTACGAGAAGGAAGAGGATGTCCGAGCCCTGGCCCGTGCCGCCGCTATCAAGAAAGACCCGGAGCGCCACGGCCGCGCCATGAAGCACGCCAAGACCATGAAGGCCGAGCATGAGAAGCGCCGGGCCGAGTCCGACGCCATTGTGAAGATGGCCGACAAGCCCGCAGGCAAGAAAAAATAACAGGAGGAACCACAGGATGAAATGGAAACGATTGATAACGAGCTTGCTTCTCTTCCCGGTCTTCGGAGTGCTGGCCGTCGAAGGAGCTCCCGAGCTCACAGCGGAGACCGAAACCGAAACACCGCTCCCTGAAACCGTCATTACCGACATTCCCAAACCTGACGATATCAGCTTCGAGGAATGGGAAGGCCTGACCGACGACGAACGAGAGGCACTGAACATCACCCAAGAGCAACTCACCGACGAGGAAGAGGCGGCGGCCGGTGAGATTAAAGAGGAGGACCTCGACGCGGTACTGAGTGAAGACGGAGAACCTGCGGTTGAGGCACCTGAAGGCGAAGTCGCACCTGAGACCGTTGCGGTCGATGTGTCCGACGAGGACCTGCTGGCATTCAAGCCCGTGGTTTCCGATACAGAACTGACGTTCACCGAGGAAGTCCCGGCGGAGATCCAGACCAAACTCGACGCCCTGGACGCCAAACTCGACGAGGCCGACAAGTTCTTTGAAAACCAGGAGAACGCAGAAGGTGAGCCGTTCACCCGCACCGATCTGAACAAGGTCAACCGGGAGGTGATGAAGGAGCGCGAAACCGTCAATCGGGAGATCATGCAGTACCAGATCAAAGCCCGTGACAGTCAGCGTGAGTCGGTGGCCTGGAACAAGGAACAGCAGGCGTTTTTCTCCGCCCGCACCGAGTACAAAGAGGCCGTAGAAGGCAAAACGACCGTCAAGGCCGAGGCCATGTATGCGGCCCTCAGTTCCCAGGTTAAAAGGCTCAATGCCGACCCGGCCAATGCCGCCAAGTCGGGAATGCAGATACTCCTAGCCGCCGACAAAGCCGTCAGGCAGGCGTTCAATATCCCGCTGCCGGGCAAGAAAGCTGAAGCAACTCCAGCCAAGCCCGAAGTGAAGAAGGTCCCGGCCGCCCCCCGTGGCGCGGTCAAGACCCTGGCGCATACACCAGCAGCCGCCGATAACGAAGTCCAGCCCTACGCCGCGCTGATGAAACTGGAAGGAGAGGATTTCATCGAAGCTGTTGAGAAAATGACGCCGGCACAGCGGGACGCCTTCGATCATTACCAGATGGGTAACTGAGATGGGAATGATCAAGAACATCCGCTCCGGAGAGCCCATAACATTTGACTTCACCGGGACGGATATCAAAAAAGTAACGATAGTTTTACTCCATGGGAAGTCGGCAACGCTCGAGGTCACGGCGGACAAGAGCGTGAGGTTTGACCACCATATCACCCATAAACCGTAGTCACATTCAACCACTGGGCTAGGACGGCCAAAAAAGGAAAAGGAGGCATCAAATGGCACAGACTGTTATTGGCCTTGG